GAAATTTGTTGTGTCTAAGGATCCTTTGACAGAACTAAAACAGAAAATTATCACTGGTGATTCCGGTGATGGCATTCCTAATATTCTTTCGTCTGGAGATACGTTCGTTCGTGGTGTCCGCCAGAAGGTTATGACCGAAGGTCGTATGACCAACTTCATGTCCAACAACTATGAAGATTATGAAGATGAAACTTCACGAATTGGTTACACACGCAATCGCACTTTGATTGACCTAACCAACACACCAGAGGATATTAAAAAATCAATTATTGATACATATAATAACACTAAACCCGCTCCTCGCATGAAGCTGATGAATTACTTCATGGAGAAGAAACTTAAAAACCTAATGGAAGTAATTGAGGAATTCTAATGGCTAAAAATGTTTATGAGATTTTGGATGAGTTTGCGGCCGCAGGCTCCAAACAAGAGAAGATTGAAGTATTACAGAGAAACTGGTCTGTAACTTTGCAACAAGTATTTCGGTTGGCTTATGATCCAGATATTCAATGGCTGATTAAAGATAAACCTAAAAATTATAAAATACCTGATACTCTGCCTGGTGTTTCCTATTCTAAGTTGAATCTGGAAATGCGCCGTCTTTATTTGTTCAGAAAAGGTGATCCTGGTGCAGAGAAATTAACACCAGAGAAACGTGAACAACTATTGCTTATCATGCTAGAATCACTAGAGCCACGTGAGGCGGATGTTATCATCGGCATTTTCAAGAAAGATTTGGGTGTTAAAGGTCTCACATACAAATTCATTCGAGACAACATCCCCGGCATCGTTCCGTGAATAAAAAGCCAACGGATACGATATTATTTAAGTAAAATTGGAGTAAATTTTAAGTGAGCAAATTTGTAGGTAAATTTCGTAGAGAGAAAGATTATTCTGACGATTTTAAATCTTCAAGAAATCTTTATAACGAAAGAAAACGCAAAAGCGAAAATGCTGAACAGAAAAAAGTAAAGTTGCGTAGATATCAGGAAGAAGAATATGATGACGATTATGAATATCGTTATTATGGAAAATAACTGTAGCTAAAAAGCAACACTCCAATTGACTTTTATTTGCTCCTGATGTATAATACAAACATTCATGGAGCAAATAAAATGATGATTCACACTTCAATTAGAAAATCCAAGCAAAAACTACGTCCTAAAAAGGAACGTGAGGAATATGAGGCTTGGTTGGCTGGTCATCAGTCTAAAAAGATTGTACATGAGGTTTCTCAGCCTTTTGTGTACAAATTGAGTACGCCCGTAGGCAGGTCTACTACAAAACACATTCCTTCTCTAAATACTGGCTTAGCCGTAGCCACTGCGGCACCACGTAAAGTGTATACTGGTGACAAAATCCTAGGTATTGCAACAATGCACAAATCGAATGCTGTGCCAGTGTTCAACAATACCGAAGCTGTAGAAATTTCTAAGATGAGGCGATAAAATGAAGATCAAAGTTAAAGTTCCAAAACCTGTTTGTCGCACACCGATCAAGCCGGTGGTCCGTCACAAACTTGAGACAAAATACCAACGTCAACCTAAACACAAAAAGGATCATTATGCTTACGCCTGAAGATATTGAAGAAATTACACAAATCATAGAAAATATGACTGATGAGGAAGTGGAAGAGGCAATCAAGCGCCTTGAGAAACTTGCCGCTATGCAAAATGACATTAATGAAGCATATCAGACAAATCCCATGGTCTTTTCGAGTTGCGAGACAATCCAATGAATCCAAAAACATGGGCAAATGCGTTATATGAATACAGTCCCGAATTCGCAAATGACGTTTATTTTGAATTGGAAAATATTTTTGTCAAAAAACCTTCCTGGCACACTGAATTGACCAAAGTGGTACATAATTGGGTCAACCCAGTGCCAAAAACATATGAAGGTGGTACAATAGAAGATGCACCTGATGGTTCAGGTGACGGAATCTTGACTTTTCCAGAGGGAATGTGTGAGGACCTCGGCTGGAAAGAAGGTGACACACTAAATCTTGAAATTCAAGATGACGGAAATCTACACATCACGAAAAAATCATAATTTTTAGCGGAAAATATCATGCTTATTGAAGCAAAATCACATCTTGCACGATTGATGGCTACGGAAAACCTGACAATCGAAGAACGCAACGTTCCGACTGCATTTTTTGACATGAAAAGTCGTATTTTGACTGTTCCGATTCTTGACGGAAACCTTTCCCCGCAACTTTACGATCTTTTGCTTGGTCACGAAGTCGGCCATGCACTTGAAACGCCTGCGGAAGGCTGGCACAATTCAGTTTCCGTAGAAAAAATTGAAAAATCCATTCTCAACGTGTGTGAAGATGTGCGTATTGAGAAAAAAATCAAGCGTAAATTCCCAGGACTCAAGCCATCTTTTATTCGTGGCTATCAGGATCTGATGGAAATGGATTTTTTCGAAACAAAAGGTAAAAATCTAAACAAACTCAACTTTATTGACCGTGTTAATTTGCACACCAAAGGTGGTGCTTCACTTGCAATCAACTTTTCACAAGAAGAAAAAGTATTACTCAGTGAGGTCGAATCTACTGAAACCTGGAAAGATGTGGTTGCCGTTGCAAAGAAGATTCAGGAATTTATGAAGGTTCAAAATGTTGAACGTGAAAAAGTAAAAATCAAAATTGCCAAAGGCAAAAAAGAAAAGGCTGAGCCTCTAACCGAACAGGAGAAAGAACTCCTTGAAAAATTGGATAACGGCGAAATTGATTATGAGATTGAATTTGAAGAGGAAGAAGGTGACCAAGCCAAAGGTGACAATGTTGACGAAGGTGAAGATGATGATTCTTCAGCCGAAAGTGGTTCCGGCGAAAAAGAAAATGATACAACATCCGAACAAAGTGGTGCTGGCTCTGCCGGCTCTGATGATATGGATGAATCATTGACTTCTAAGACAGACGAAGCCTTCCGTGAGAAGGAAAAAGAACTATTCTCGAAGGATGTGAAACGTGATATTATCTACAGTAATATTCCTACTTTGGATTACAAAAAATTAATCATCACACACAAACAAATATTAGAATGTTTATACCTTGAAAACAAAAACGCTGTAAAATATAATCCACAAGCATTGAAAGCGCAATATAGAGATTTCAAAACCGAATCTAATAAGGTTGTTTCCTACTTGGTGAAAGAATTTGAACTGCGTAAAAATGCCGAACAACAAAGTCGTGCAAAGGTTTCTAAGACCGGTGAATTGAACATGGATCGAATCCATGAGTACAAACTCACGGACGATATCTTTGCACGAATGACAAAGATTCCCAATGGTAAATCACATGGTTTGGTTATCTACATTGATTGGTCTGGTTCAATGGCGGATAAAATACATGTAACAATCAAACAATTGTTGAACCTTGTAATGTTCTGCAAGAAGGTGAATATTCCTTTTGATGTATACGCTTTCACTTCACAGTGGCGAGTTCCGAATCCACAAGTTCCGAAAGTTGGTGATTTAGTTGTGAAAGACTTTTCCTTGTTGAACCTATTCAATCACAAAATGAGTGTGACTGATTATGTTGAAATGTCAATGCATCTTTTAGACTTTGGTACTGGCCATCGAAACGTGAGTACACACCTCTCTATACCATCACCATTGGCTCTAGGTGGAACACCACTGAATCAATCTATTGTTTCGGCCTTCAGTATTATTCCAGAATTCAAAACGGAAAACAAGATTGATATTGTCAATGCAGTATTTTTGACTGATGGTGAAAGTGCACTTCTTGGTGATCGTTATGATTTTATTGATGTGAAAACCAATAGACCAACTATCACTTCCGAGGGACGACCAACATACCGAATTCGTGCTGTTCTCAGAGATCCTAAAAACAAGGCTTCTGTAGAGATTTCGGATGCCGGCGCTCGTTATGGTTCCGCCGCTTCCTGCGAAACAATGGCATTATTGAAATTGTTGAAGCAAAGAGCGCATTGCAACCTAGTTGGTTTCTACATTGCTCCTAGTCGTGAAATGAGAAGTGCATTTGAATTGTATACCTCGAATTCATCGGATAGTTACAATCAGAGGACAAGTAAAGTGGATAAAATGATGTTTGAATTCAAAAAGGAAAAATTGTTTGTGCTTGAGGATGTCGGCTACGATGAATATTACTTCATTGCTACATCATCTATGGAAACAGAAGATGACGAATTGGTAATCACGTCCTCAACAACACGAGGAATGGCCTCTGAGTTCTCTAAATACACAGGAGGGAAGGTCAATTCCCGGATTATCCTTAACCGTTTTATTAAGATGATTGCATGATATGTTATATGTACAAGAAGATACTCTTTCCCAGGAGTTGATT